ATTTAAAATAGGTATTGCTGGTGGTGGTTCTGGTTATAGTGTCAATGATATCATTACATTGAACGCAATCAATGTCCAGACTGCTACTTCTTCATCTAGTAATAACCTTTCTGGTTCTGGAGTCAAGTTAAAAGTAACTTCAGTAAGTGGTGGTGTAATAGATGGAATAGAAGTTTATGATGCTGGTGTAGGATTTAGACCACAGAGAGCAAGTGATTCTCCTGCTAATGTCACTATACCAACTACAGGACAGTCTTCCGTGACTCCTAGTGGTGGTTCTGGTGCTACATTTACATTGAAGATTAAACACGGACAGGTAGACGAAGTAGACCCACGAACAGAAAAGATAGAAATTATCTATGACAAGGAAACAATAGATGCTGCTCATGGTGGCGATTCTGATTATTTCTTTGCTGTTAATGATGTTCTAGGAACAGGTGACCCTGTTACTGCTGACTCAGCACAAGGATTCAATAGAAATACTTCATTTAAGATTAGTAGTATTTACAACAAGACATTTAATAACCTTAGAACTAACATGACGGTTAAAGAATTCCCAGAAGGTCAAATTGGATATAGTGCATGTGTGACTAATTCTATAGGTGCTACTACTGCTGGTACTACATTTACAAATATATTACCAGTTAGAAGAACTCCAGTAGTACAGGAAGCCGCTCTTTACTCTGCTAAGAATGAGTTTGCATTTACTGGTGGTGATAGATTGGCGAAAAAGAGTTATCGACACAGGTATACACTTACCTCTTCATCACCTCTTTTGTCACCGATTATATCAACATATCGTAACGCTGCTATAGTGAGGAAGTATGAAATCAATAATGATTCTACTAACGAAACAACTAACCTTGGTAACGCCAAATCCAAGTTCATTTCGAGGAGGGTGCGTCTTGCTGATGGTCAAGAAGCAGAAGATGTAAGACTTTCAGTCGCGCTGAAACAACCTGCTGGTTCTTCATTTAAGATTTACTTTAAAGGACAGGCACAAGAAGATGACGGAGATTTTTACGAAGATTTACCTTGGGTAGAACTAGAACTTGATGATACAAATCCGAAAGGGATTGCTTTGTCACAGAATCAGTTTATTGACTTTAACTGGAAATTACCTAGTACTGCTCTTGACGCAAATGGAGTATTCACACAAACTGTTAAGCGTGTAAACGCTTTAACTATTGGTACTGCTGGAAGTGGTATCGCAAGTGCAAGTTCTGTGAACTTCTCATTTAGTGGTGGTGGTTCTAGTGTTACTAGACAGGCTGCTATTAAGTGTACTGCTTTATCTGCTGGTGGTCTCGCAACCTTAGAAATTGTAGACCCAGGCCGAGGATATAGTACCGCACCTACTGTTAAAGTATTTGATGACCACGCGGTAAGTAAATACTATGCTACAGGAACAATTGTAGGTAATTCTGGTAACATATACGAAGCGACAGTAGGTGGTACAACTGGTGCATCCTCTGCTAGTTCCGCACCAACACACGGTTCTGGAACTGCTACAGATGGAACTGTTACATGGACTTTCAGAGGAACAAGACCCGCTGTTACATGTACCGTTGCAGACACAGAGTTTAAGAGATTTAAGTACTTCTCAAGTAAGTTGGTAATGCTTTCATCAAATACCTCTTCTGTACCAGAGGCAAAACAATTAAGGATTATTGCGCTACAGGCGTGATAAATAGAATATGAGCAAAGCAGGACAAGTATCCAGTTTAGAATATAACAGAGACCCAGAGTCGGGCGCTCTGGTAAGTGTGGATACTAATGGTCTTGCCGCTTATAAAAGACGAAAATTTTTAGCTAACCAGAGGAATGTTGAAATATCTGAAATGTCAGATGATATAAATAGTCTGAAGGAAGATTTTCAAGAAATCAAAAGCATTTTAATGCAACTTGTTAACAATTTTGATAAATAAAGAATAGGGAAGAGACATGTCAACTATAACACTAAGAGCTTCTAAAGGTTCACCCCTCACTAATACTGAGGTGGATACTAACTTTAGTAACCTCAACAACGATAAGTATGAATCGGGTAATAATGTGTCAGTTGGTACTCTTACTGCTAGTGGTAATGTTACCTTTGGCATCAATGCCTCCGTTTCGGCCGCTGGGAGTACACAGGGTACTGCTACCGCATTAACTAAAACATACAATATTATATCAACCGCATCCGCGAACCAAGGGATAATACTCCCCTCTGCTGCCGCTGGTCTAGTGATAAACATCTACAATGTAAGTGGTAATACTATTAAAGTATATCCCGCTTCTACAGAAACCGTTGATGGCGGTTCTGCAAACGCACCTATTGAAGTAGTAACTGCAAATGGTGCCGAGTTAGTTGGTGTTAGTACTGGTGGATGGCGACAAGTAGGTTCGGGTGGAAGTAACATCGCTAGTTTAACAGTAAACGATTCCGCAGAATTGCTGGGGTCATTGAAATATGGAGTATCTGCTTCTGTTTCAAGTGCTGGTTCCGCACAAGGTGATGCTACTGCTTTGACGGAAACAATTAATGTAATCGGTACAGTCGGTGGAGCTGCAGAAGGGGTTGTTTTACCAACCGCTGCTGCTGGACTTCATATTGTTGTTGCTAATATAACAACTACTGATTGTAAACTGTATCCAGCATCGTCTGATACAATAGAAGCAGGGTCAGCAAATGCTGCTGTAACACTTCCTGCTAAGACTACATTTACTTTAACATGTAAAGACGCTACAGATTGGGTGAAACACAGAGGACTCGCAGTCTATAATTCATCTGGTTCGTTGCTGAACTAAGGAGAAATTGAATGGCAGGGCCAGTAACACTTAAAGCAGGATCGTATCCGACTCCCGTTGGGGGACTTCAAGGTCTCCGTGAGATGTCGGCTACTGAAATTAAAGACCAAGTAGCGGGAGTTATTACTCTAAAATTTGCCACCGATACAGATGGTTCGGGTACTGCTGAGCTAAATGTTGTTACAGGTGGTTCTGCTGGTGCTGATGAAATTGGGACATTTACAAACAGAGAGAGAACTGATTCTGTAGGTACTCACCCCTCTGGTGGAAGTACTACTGATACTGTCTACCGATTCAATCAACCAGTTGCTGCTGTGTCTGAAAGTGGACAAATCAATCCTCTTAGGTGGACAGGAACCGCTGTAGAACAAGCAACCGATACCGAATTAGATACAGAAGTATTAGACCTAGTTATAACTGCAATGGCTGCTGAAGACGCGAATACAGTCGGACAATATAAAATTGGTACATCTTCACCCGCTGGTGGAACATGGACTTCAAGATACACAATCACAGAAACACAAGTTGACGGAACAGATGTATCATACTATCTTTATCAAAAAACTGCACCAACTACTGCTGCTGGAACAGATTCAAACATATTACTAAAAGCTGGTGACGAAGGTCAACCAAACGAAATGTCAGTCGCAAACTTACAAACAATGGTGCCTGCATTTAGAAACAGAATTATTGCTGGTGGAGTAGGAAAATATTTACTCCAAACTGGTTCACCATCTGCTACTGGAACATGGGTACAGATGGGGTCAACAATGACTGACCAGTTGAAAGATGTATCATCACAAAACTATGCTGGAGACTACACAGGGTCATATACTGGGTACTATGACCGATTCTTTGCTGGATTCTTAAATGGTGCATACGCTGGTTCATATTCTGGTACATATACTGGATACTATGCTGGTAACACCGTACAATCATCGAGTTCTACGCAAGAAACAAAACAGTTGTTCATAAGAACCGCTTAAGACTTGACATAAATAGTGAGGTAGGATATAATAGTCCTGCCAATTTTTTAATCATGAGGAAATATTATGACCGAAGAAATTGCGAAGTATCGCAACCCCCGATGGATAGATAAAGAAAACCGCTCGTTATTCTGCGAGATTTTGGTTGGACAGAGTTATCGACCATCTCAAATCAATGTTGGTAATATCAAAGAAGGTCTTGTAAACAAAGACTTTGATGCCGTCATGGAGATGTTCACCGAAGAAGAAATCGATGAGAACACCGAGGCGCACAAAGATGTTGTCTTAGAACAAGAAGAAAAAGACGCGGAACAACGCGAGGTTCATAGAAACAGAGTGATGCAAGAAGCATTGTTCAATATGAAACTAGAAGCCTTTGAGATTGAAGCAATCAAAAATTCACAAAACAAAGAAATCAAAAAACTAATTCGTAAAGCAAAGACCCAATTAGAAGTACAAGCATGGGTTACCATATTGATTCAACAAGAAGCATTGTATGCTACTCCAAACATGTTTAAACCAGATGGTACACACCCAGAGCTTGCTCCAGACATACCAACGGAACCGTAATGAATGGATATCTTTATGTAGCTTCTCGTGATGAGAGATACTTAAAAGCCGCATGTCAATCCGCTGAGTCATTATTAGAATTTCATCCCAAAGCAAAGATAACTTTATTCACAGAAGATAGGTGGGATGGAACATACGACAAGACTTTGTTTGATAATGTATTCTCTTGTGATGACCATGTGAGAGCAAAACTATGGGCGCTGGATAAAACCCCATATGATAAAACGATGTATATTGATTGTGACACATACATCCAACACGAAGATATAAAAAGAGTCTTTACTTTCTTAAAAGATAATGATATAATATTTACTAGAAACAGACCGTATAACGCGAAGATAACAAAACTGAGTGACACGGAAGAAATGATATATCATTGTGGTGTCTTTGTTTATAAGAATAATGATTTAATGAGAGCGTTAATGTCTAATTGGTTTACCCAATATTGTAAACAAATAGAACCAGATTATGACCCCTCCCCATATCCAGATGAAGTTTGTAAGTGGGACACATTTAGTATGTGGTATCTTTTAAATAAAACAATGTTTGGCAATTCTGTACAGGTGGGTGATTTCCCATGGCCTGATGCTAGATGGAATTTCTGCATGGGTCAAAGACCAGAAGAGTTGGCGGGAATGGATACTGTCATAACACACTATACTTTAGATAGAGTATACAAAGAGAAAGAATCTTTTCAGTTAAGATGAAAACGATAGAAAAAATAAACCCAGAACTATTAGAAATCCTAGATGGTTGGATGGACTTCTTCAATGCTCATAATAAAGAACCTTTACCTATGGACGAAAGAAGATTTGGTAACAGGGACATGGATTACTATTGTTCAGAGGAATATCTTAGAGAAGTACAATCAAAGGGTGATGACCACAAAGGCCCACCAGAGTATGCTAAGGTATGTGATTTTCATCTGACTCACAAAGTACCCAAGGAGATTAGACAGAAGTCTTTAGAAGTTTGTAGGGATTTATCCGCGTGGTTGTGTGCAAAGTTTAACGCGGTACATGTTTACTATCCTGCTGGTGGTTTCATGTCATGGCATAATAACTGGGATTGTCCCGGCTATAATATTTTAATGTCTCATAGTGATGGAGTTGGTTTCTTCAAACATGTTGAGGATGGGGAAGTTGTAACTATCAATGACCCAGTAGGATGGAATGTTAAGATAGGATATTATGGTGGTAAAGACGAAACACCATACTGGCATACTGCTGGAAGTAGAGGCCCGCGTCAAACATTTGGTTTTGTTATACCAGATGAATACCTATGGAAACAGATGGTAGCAGATATTGATGTGAGTGAATATCCACTATTAGATTTTTAGAAGAATCCGTAAGCTGCCCCTGCCCAAAATCCTACTATAAAAAATATTACCCACATAAGTATTTTTCTCATTAGAAGAATCCTTCCCTTTGTCCTATTACCATGAATCGGTCAAACTCTTTCTTACCATCCCAAGAATAATATATCTGTTGTTTGGTTCCTTCATATCCGCACTCTTCTATTCCTATTTGTTCTTTTAGTGCCTCGATTGAGTTCACGCAGTTAATACCATACATCTCTTCAACTACATTAGAGTTCTGCATCGCGTACACGGCATTGGGATTCTTACCCACCAGTTCTGTTAGAGGATACATTTGTTCTGTGTGAATACAGATTACTACATCAACATCAATCTTATTTAGATTCTCAAACTCAAATGGTATGTCTAGATTCCAATGACGAATGTTTACAAACTTCTCTTGGGCATAGTACTTGTGAAATGATTTGGAGAGATTGATACTTTCCTCATCCATATCAACTAAATGAATCTGAGAGACATCTAGATTCTCACATAGAAGTGGAACCATAGGAAGACCCAACCAAGAATTAAGAATTAATATTCTAAGATTCCCCTGTTTAGTATAATATTCTTCCAAGTATTCTTTCAATTCTTCAACCAACCAGATTGAAGCATCCATATTATTTTCTTGTAGAGATTGCCTAAAATCTACAAGTTTATGAGGCATTTTGTTTTCTATAACATGTAACGCCTCACCCCAGTATTTAAAGTTATTCAAAAAATTAAAATTTAACATCTTCACCTTTTCCCATTGAGTCAAAAATACAAACATAAGGTAGTTCGCGGTATGTGTGTTTATCTATATCGTGTGGGAATACATAGCCTTGGTTAAAACTATATACCCAACCTATAGGAAACAATTTGATTTTGGTTATTCTTCTGTTATAAAAGAAGTTGTCAAGACCACGATAGTACCATAGTATTTGTTTCTGATATTTATTAAAGTATTCTGTAATCTCTTCTGTGTTTAAGTTATCATTCCATCTCAGAACCGAAGAGTTTAGATCTGTATATTTATGTGGAATGTGCCTAGTGTTTTTGTATTGAGTTTCTAAATCGTGCCAGTATGTCTTTACGAAACAGAGACAATCCTCTGGGTCATAGTTTGCGATAGGAGTTACATCTTTCTGAATAATAGTATCAATATCAAAGAACATCTTTTCACCTTTCTGCGTGACGATATTACTATCAAATAGATACATCTTATTCCACCACTTCACTAATTTGTTTCCGCCCGGCAATGCGAGTGGCGTAATGTTCTTATCTAATCCTTTTGGGTTTTCTGTTAGGCAGAAGAAATCAAAGTGTCCATCTGGCGGTGTATAAAATTCTTTACACGCCTCATAGACATTGTTTACATGTTGATGATTATATTTGTCACCCCACTTTACTGTGTAGATATTCAAAATGGTTCCCTCTCATAAACTACATTACCAGATGCGGTAATTCTTTCACCGTCCGAAGTGTAGAAGGGGTAAACCATGTGTGGTAGTTTCGCGTCAAACAAAATCATCTTTCCCTCAAACCCCTTATCAACTGGTATCGCTACTTCTTCTGGAACGCCCATTGGGGAGTTCATTACAAAACAAAGTCTCGATGTCTTTGGGTCTTTCTTTTCTGGGAAAAATTTATCTTCCTCTTCTAAATCATATGGCACATTAATAAAAATTACAAATGAAAACAATCCGCCATGGTTGTGCATGGGATTGAACTCATGTTTCTTTTGATAGTTTATCCACACACTTTCCAATCCTATGGGCAGTAAAGGATGACTTGTATCCTTTTGTGTTTTCATATATCTTTCTATCTCTGGTCTATAAAAGTTTTTCATAATATCTTCTTTTACAGACTCAGGCATATCTTCTATTCTTATTTGTCTTTCCAAATGTCCTGCTAAATTATAATTGTTTGAAGTATCACCGACAAAGTTTCGATAATACTCCAAGGTTTTTTGACTCACCTCACCTGTCCATATACAGTTATGTTCTGATATTTGTTCTTCTGCTATAAACCAGTTGGGACTCATCATTGCCATATATCCTACCAATGTCTTAATACTCCCGATATAATAAAGAAACAGGTGAAGAAGTTCACCAAGACAACTATGGTTCTCATTATTGCAACCATGTCAGCCTCATGCGAATCATCCGATGCCTTTTCTCCTAAAGACATGCACCATAATTTCCAAAGCCTTTTCATTTTTACCTCCAATGTTCTAACAGTTTGGGGTCAGCAAGGTCATCTTGTTTCGTATGTCCTCTACTCTCATCCTCAAACGGTAATAAGTCTACATTAAATACACACAAAATACAATTGGGTCTGTAGATACCCACATTTAAATCATCTTCATCCCATGAACGACCTCTGTTATACGAGTATGCCATATGTGATGGGAAGTAGTCCCATAGTTTAGCACCATACTCTCCCCATCTCCATGAGTGATAGTTATCGGTTCCGTCCGTATATGTGAACCATATCTTTTCTTGATTTTTTAAAACATCTTCCCATATGGGTTCACATTGGTCATCACTCCACACTTGACAACTTCCATTCGTGTACGCACCATGTGCCAGTTTAAACTGTCTGGTCTGCATGGGTTTCGGGTCTTGCCACCAAGACCGCATTTTAGTTGGTTGTTCTGTGTTGTAAGTTAGAAGCGGTGTAATATCATTCTGAATAATTACATCCAAATCAAAGAAGATGAAGCGTCCTGTCGGCTTATCTGGGCCAAAATTGTGAGTGTTAAACACGAAAGTTTTAGGCCTGTCCCAACAACGAGCCATGCCGTACTTAAACTCATCAGCGCCGAACCAGTACTTAGGATGGATGGAATCGATGTCTGGAAATGGGATAACTTTAATATTAGGATCGAGTCCTTTATCATTGTCGGTATAACAGTAGAAATGAAAATCCATTGTCGAAGGTGTATTACGCTTAGACATGTTATAAAGACGGTTAACAAAGTGCGGGCCATATTTTTCTCCCCATTTACTACAAACTACATTAACTCGCATGGCAATCTCCACAATTTCTGGTACAAACGCTGAGGGGTTTCCTCTTCAAGTGTTGACTTATATTCTCAAAGTCATGGTTATAAATTATCTCACCGATATTAAATTTCGTCCCATCATTATACTTGAAATTGTATGTATAGTCAATAGGATGATACGGAAATAATTTGTGTTCCATTACATCTCTAGCAATGTACGCACACGGAAAAAGGTTGCCTTGCGAATTCACATAAAAATATTCACTTTTCCTCGCGTCACACCATACTGGTTCCTTCTCTTTCATCTTAGGTTTCTTGGTTCGTACTTCCTCATCCTTCTTAAACCGTTTCAATGTTTCCAAACTTATTGGAATATCACTAGCAATAGTATCATTGACCTTAGTTTCGTTTTCAGTTGGTTGCGTAGGAAGTACATGTTCAACCCTATCAACAAAAGGTAGGTCTTTTATATATGCCTTGAATGTCTGTACGGTGATAGTGCATCCTAATTTTTCTTTAAAATACCGACAAATGGACTCAATTTCGTCACAATTTGTCGGGTCTGTGATTTCGCACATAAATGTAACCCATTGTAACTTAAAGTTTTCAACCACAGTCTTGAGTGATTCAAGGGTGTGTTCTTTGCCATTGACAAAGATATCATTAAATTCATTCCCAGTATCATTTTGTTTGGTAGATAGTTGTATTAATGCACCTTCTGGATTGCCATCATCATATAGTCCTGTGTATAAATCACTATATTGTTCCCCATGCATTTGGAAATACTTGACAAGAGTGTCATTATCTTTTACATTGCTTTGATTTATAACAGATATAAGTTCCTGTTTAGGCATGATGTTGTATAGTCGTTCAAATACTTTTTCATAATCTTCTTTGTAAAATAATTCTTTTAGGTTCTGTAGATAGTATTTCTTATATAACGATTGTACATCTTCAGCTGACGCATCCCAGAATACTCTTTGCATCCCATGTTCTTTGATGTTATCCATAACATCTTTTTTGATTTGAGGTAGTGTGTTCTTATGCCACAGTCTTTTGTATAACGCGAAACATTGTAGGAAACTTATGTTCCAGAAATATCTAACTGGCCCTAGTTCTCTCGCCTCTTCAAACGCGGTCATGTGTGATTTGTATATGTACCTTTGTTTATATAAGTCATATATTTCATTTGCATCTTTGTTCCAGTACAGAGATTCATCGCCACCTAATAGAACAGGGTCATCTGGGTAGTCGGCAAGAAACTTTTTGTGCATTGAAATCATATCACCAGAGTCATATAGTTCCTTTATTATATCTCTATGATGAGGTTCTATTTGTCGTATAAAGATGAGGTCAGATATCTCTCTTTCTAATTCTGGTACATGTACCTTCACTTCAGAAATTGTACCTTTAAAATATTCATCTAATTCTGGGAAGTCATTAATCATTTTCTCTGTTAGAGATTGCAAGTCATTAGACTCTATGAGTTCTTTTATAGAGGATACTGTGTCTTTATCCATGTAGTTCTCTTCTAGCATATCATCTGTCAGAGATTCAA